TTCCGTTTCACTAACTTACTTTCACTGTGGAGTAACTTATGGATAAGCCCAATGGTGTTGACTTAAGTCGTAACATCCTCATTTCTGAGGTTGCCGTCCTTCGTGAACGCCTTGCTGAGTTCGGTGGAGAAATCCACGACCTCACAGACGACGTCCTCCATAATGCTACGGTCACCGACCTAGCAAAATGGAAGCGTAGTCTTGAGCATACCATCCGTACTATCTCCACTAGTAATCGTGGTTAGCGACGTAAACCGGGTGGTTTTGACCGTGCCTCTCGGCACGGTTTCACATCAACTAGGAGACGTATGATCATTTCGAAACCGTCAAAATACCACTTCTCTCAGCATTCGTCGAGTTATGACTCCCGTACGGGTGCCACGACTATCGACATAAACAATGCTTCTGAGGTGTCTTTTGCCACGGGGTCGACTCTGAAAGATACGTCGTCTGATCCTAGCTGGCGTGTAAAGATTGCGAAACGCCAAAATGCTTCACAGCATTATAAGCTTATTGCGGCCACCTGCTCTCCCGCTCGGGTTCAGTGTAACACCCTAGTTAGACAGCCCACCTACTACCAAAGAGGACAAAATCTTCTTTGTTGGATGGGTGACGCTCCTACCTCGTTTGTTACAACGGATCCGACGGTTTCTGACCAGGCCCTCACTAGGTTTAAGCGAAAGCTGGCCTCGCACTCAGGTGCCTACAACGGTTTACTGCCCCTCGCTGAGCTTCGTGACTTGAGGAGTACCATATCTCAAGCCGCTAATCTCACTGAGACGCTACTTAAAACGCTGCTGGACATCAAGAGAACTAGAGGAGCGTCTGCGTTTCGTTACGCAGCGGATGCTTGGCTCGGCTACAATTTTGGGATTGCTCCTACTATTGCAGACGCGCAACAGGCTGCCAAGGCCGTGTCTGAGTTTCTACTCAGGCAAGACCATACGGTTCGTCTGTCATCCGGGGCTAGTAGGACTTGGATCACCGGCCGTAAGTCAGCTGGGAACTCTGGCACCGTTGGCGCCTCTGTTTCCAACCACGCTTACGAGGAGAATACCATATCCTACAGGTATACGGGAGGATTCAACTTTACGTTGCGATCCTCGAACGACTACTCTGCCATCGATCATTTTGGACTCAAGCTTCCTTCACTGATACCCACTGCGTGGGCGTTAGTGCCGTTTTCTTGGGTCTTTGATTACTTTGGCACGGTCGGAGCTTACCTTGACGACGTGTTTATTGCCACTCCTGGCAATCTACAATACCTCAACGTAACCCGTAAATTCCAATCGATAGGTAAGGTTCGAGTGTGGCATGTTCCAGACGCGGGTGTTTCAATTACCCAACGTGAAGATACTGGCACACAAGAATATACCGAATTCGAACGGACCCCTCTAACCGCCCTCCCCCATCGAATTCTCCGCCTTAAAACAGCGGATGAGGTGGGACTCTATGGGATCAATAAGATCCTTAACCTCGCTTCTATTCTCATTAAGTGAGTATTAGCGACAAAGCTTTAAGAGGCATACATGTCTTTTGCACCATCTTCACCAGTAACTGGCGCGACAGTGTCGGGGTTGACATCCCCTACCTATACGCTTACGACCGACGTTGCCCCGAACATTAATGGCAAGCAATACGCCATTACTGCTCTTGGGGGAACACAAACGGGCGTGGACGTCAATACGGTTTCTAAGCCGTTTAGTCTGTCCTTCTTCCGTCCGGCTGTTTTGCGTACTCTACCGCAGGCAAATCCAGTGACCGGTATCATCAAAAACGTGCCGGTGAACACCTACAAGTTAATTACTCGTAAAGGTGCTCTTCCGTCTGCCAATCAGGTAGCTATGACCGCTCGTATCACTACGACGATCGAAGTTCCCGCTGGTACCGATACGTACGAACCAGAAGAAATCCGGGCAATGATCAGCGCGCACTTTGGTGCGGGCTGGGCCACCGCTTCGGGTATTTCTGATACCGTGCTTTCGGGCGTCATCTGATGAGTCTACGCAAGTAGACGACCTTCAACAACTCATCTGGAGATATCTTGTGAGTGTACGTGAAAGTGTCCATAGCGATAGGCTGAATCTGCTCTTCGCCACAATGTTAGGGGAGTTAAATGGTAAACCTTCGTCTAGTCCCGAAAGGGACTTCGCGATTAGTCGCCAAGTGCAACGCATGCGTAAGCGTGCGAAGATCGATGATCGGGAACTCCATGCTAGAGCTTGTAGTGATTTTATTAGCACTAACGCTCTGGTTGGGCTTCGCAGTGTTATTTTACCAGTCGAGATAGTCAACGAGGCTTCGTACTTCATCGTACGGATCCTCGAAAACTTTACGTCTCGTCTGGATGAAAATTGCATCCAAGAAGTTTTGTCCCCTTCCTTTCTTGTCGATAATTGGCGTTATGGTCCCGGGGCCAGTAATGGCGTCCGGGGCACCCATACCGTCGATAAAATCGTTCAAGATATGACCTGCACTCTCCCTTGTGAACCGTTTGTTTCATCCCTACGTCAAACTAACACCTACTTCCAGCTTTTTGATAAGCGTAAAGGTAAGCCTGGTGTGACTGTAGTGAATGGTTCACGTCTAACAACAGTTCTCAAAAACGAGACCACTAGACGTACTATTGCTATAGAGCCCTCCGGGAATATGGCCCTGCAGCTTGCTGCAGGTATGTATCTCGAAGGAGCCCTTCGCATGATCGGCCTTGACATACGAGACCAGCAACCAAAAAACAAGTTGCTAGCCAGACGCGGTTCCATTGACGGTAGTGTTGCCACTATCGACTTGAAATCCGCCTCCGATATGTTTAGTATCGATTTGGTACGTAAGCTCATGCCTCCTGCTTGGTTCAAATTGCTCACCTCTATACGAAGTGAGTTTATCCAAACCGACAGCGGCGAACAAGTTAAGCTGAATATGATATCGACTATGGGGAATGGTTTTACTTTTCCTCTTATGACGTTGATCATTACAGCCCTCGTCTATGCGAATAGACGCGTCAGAGGCGGGCCACCTATGTTTATAGATTGGTCCAGTACTTGTGTTTTCGGAGATGATATTATCATACCGACAGCTGAGTACGAGTCACTGACGACTGTTCTTGAGCAAGCAGGACTAGTCGTTAACCACGACAAGTCTTACTTTAGTGGACCTTTTAGAGAAAGCTGCGGTGGTGATTACTATAACGGCTATGATTCTACGCCGTTTTATGTATCATCACTCGATTGCGACTCTGCCGTTTTCGTAGCTATCAACCAAACGTTCGAATGGTGCGCTAGGCATAATTGCTTATTGCCCCAAACGATCGCCTTATTGGTCAGTTACGTTAAAGGTAAGGTACACCTCGTCCCTGAGTGGCACAACCCCGATGAAGGGGTCTTGACACCTAGGGTTGCTCGAAGATATAGCTTTCTCCGAGTGTCCAACAAACCGAGTATCCACAAGGAAAATGTGTTTACTCTTATGCTGGCAATCGGCGGTTATATCAGGAGCAATGGCTCTGACATGTTTTACTCACCTCGTCTGTTTAAAAACAAGGTGCGTGTCAGACACGCTAGGTTGCCTAACGGCTACCTAGATGGGGCCGATCCTCTCAAGAGGTCGTCCCATGTCTCAAGCTACATTGATGCTCATACGTTCTTAGTTGAGTAACTATGTAGTAGAGGCTACCGAGTCAAGGTAGCTTCTAAAGGGGG